TCCAGTACCATCACCATTTAAAGATACACTATAATGTGTAGTTTCTGTTTTTAAAGTATCATCAATATAGACCTGGAGTTCAGATGATGCGTTTACTTGAAAACTAAAATTAAACGCAGTCTGTCCAGTAGATGTATATTGTATCCTTCTATCTACAGCATTTATATTAAAACTTGCCATCTATTGTTTACCCATCAATTCTTTTTTACTTTTTAAATTTTCTATACCTATACTAATCTGAGGATATACAGTTTTCAATTCTTTTAATGCATCCTCTCTAAAACCTTCTACCACACTTAATAACATTTGTAACTGTTTTCCTCTCTGTGGTCCATCCTCATGATTTTCATGTCTTTGCCATGTAGAACTTTCCATTTTCTTTTGCATAGCATCTAACAGATCACTATAACCATTTCCATCATTATCTCTATTAATAATTGTTACATAATCATAATATTGTTCACTATCTAAATTTATTACACCACCTACCTTTTTAGGATGCATAGGTATTCCCAAACCATAAGTTTGTAGCCAATCATCTACCATATTGAACTTATCTGTATGTTTTATCTTAACTGGATTTATTATACCTTGCTCTGGTCCTTCCATTATTTCACCCCAATAATTCAAAGCTGGTTTAAGATCTGGGTTAAAGAAAGGACTATTTTTATGTATTTTATTTAATGATTGATAAAACTTTCTTATTGGTAAAGGTATATCTGGGTTCTCATCAGTTCTACCAAAGAAACCAAAGAAACCATAATCAGCTTGTTCTGGTGAAATCATAGTATTGTATATTGTTGGATCTTGCATCTTTTCTAAATATGTACTGAAAGTACCAAAAGGATTTGTAACTACACCATAAGTAGCCTCCATAACTTGATCACTTATAGCTGCTAGACCACTCATAAGTTTAGTTTCTTGATCTGATCCTAATCCATTAAATGCTTTAGCTATTGTAGAAATACCCTCTAAGAAAGGTTGTTCACCCATGTAACTATACATCCAAGATACACCAGCAGCAAAAGCAGCTTGTATGTTTTCATCTTGATCATAACCATATTGTTCTGGTCTTGATGCTGCATATCCCATATCAGCTGCCATAGCTAAGAATGTGGACATAGGCTCAAACCTTGCAAAACTATAAAATTTAAAATTACCATCATCTTGTCTAAAACCTATAGAGTATGGTTGATAACCATTTCTAAAAAAAGCATCTCTTTCTTTTTTAGTACCTGGAGCTCTACCAGTAATTATAAAATCACTAGATCCATCAGCAGCTCCATAAGCATATTGACCAAATTGATACATGAAAAAACTTGATGTTAAAATTTTTGCTTGAGCTAATTGTTTTTTTGCTGGACCATTAAGACCTTTTAAATCTCTTTTTACAGATGGCATAAAGAAAGCTGTAGCTATATTTCTTTTAGAACTTTCTAAAAATATATTTGTTACTGTTTTGTAGAATGGTACAAATAATTTTACCTCTGGTATGTTCATAAATGATTGTAAATTTTTTAATGCACCTGGAGGTAAGTCTGCCTGGAAGGTACCTTCTAACATACTAGCTTTTACATCTAATACTGTTTGATAACTTGGATCTGCTAATTCTTTAGTATAAGCTGCTTGAGCATCAGCTTTGCTACCACCACTATTAATTACATCATTATATTTTCTAGTTGCTAATCTTTCTAATTCTACTTGAAATAATATACCTTTCATAAACTCATCCTCAGCAACAAGTAATCTACCAGGAAATCTTGCAGCAGTTCCCATGTATTCTAATATCATACCAAGTGGAGTATCTGACATACCACCAGCTAATTCTTTACCTATAGCTTTTCTTGGTGGTAAATCTAATTTAGTATTTGATGCACCTTTTTTAAAACCCTCTATCATATTGTCTATACCTAACTTGCCACCATAGTTTAGAGCTTTGATCATAGATACTACCTCATTGAATTGTACTCCTTGAGGTGATCCATTGAATGGTATTTTATTAAGTGTTGCTGCTACTGTGTATTCCATTAGTCTTAGTGAATTAAATCCTAAGTTACCTATTGTGTTTACTATGTGTGTTATTGGCGACATCAATCTTGAGTTTACCCATAACTCTACCCAGCCATCTTTCCATTTTGATGCAAGAGATAATTTAGCAAACTTACTAGCTTGATCTGGTCTAAGCATAAGAAAGTGTTGAGCTATATTTTTAAAACCATTTTCACTAAAATCTGCGTTCATGTTATCAGTCATCCATTTAATAGTATCTGCTGCTGTACCTTTATCTACTGTAAGTGAAGGATCTATTTTTTGTACCTCTTGAATTACTCTAAGTTTTTGACCAGCTGAGGATGCATCAGCAGCAGTCTTAGAAAGTATTTGACCATACAATCTTAACACTTTGTAAAATTCTATTTTCTCTGCTTGTGTAGCTGTACCTAATCTACCCTTGTCTGCAATCTTAGCTAAGTAAGTGTATAATAATTTTGTTTCCATTATAGCTCGTACACCCACATCAAGAGGTAGAGCTTGTCCTTGTTTTTTATTTAATATTGTTAAGTACACATCAGATCTACCAAGAGATGCTGCCTGGCTCATAAGCTGATCTACATTTACCTTACCACCTTTGGCATTTTCTATTTGATCTTTAAATATTGTATAAACTGTATCTGAAAATTTATTTGCTTTAAATGTACCATTTATATCAGTATCTAAATCATTGAATATTTTTTTAAGACTTTTTGTTTTACTAACATCTTTTATAGTTCCTAATTCAAACTCTTCTAATATATTGTTTACAGTTTTTAATTCATCCTCATCAAACTCTTTAAGTATAATCGTACCAGTAGCTTGATCAATTTCTATATCACCTTCAATCTTGTTAAGTATTTCTTTTTGTTTATCTAATCTTTCTTTTTTATCTTTACCATAAGGAGTATCTTTATGTGATGGTTTTGATGGTAGTTTAAATCCAGCAGCTAATAATACTTTCTCCTCTTGTAATTGTAGATCTCCTTTTTCTTCTTGGTCCTCTGTATTTAAAGGAGCTACCTCATCACCTTTGCTTACACTTTTAAAATCAACATCTTTGTCAATCATTGTCTTGTCATTCTTTTCTAAGAAATCTAAATTGACTGTAGTGTTTGTAGTTTCTGCTACAGTATCTAAAGGTAAGTCTTTTGATTTTATTGCCATAATATATTCCTATTCATAAAGATCTGGATCTATTCCTACATCTTTCATTATTTTTTCAAAATTTTCTGGAGTATAATTAGCTCCTACATATCTAATAAACTCCATATCTAAAAATTTTTTAATATATTTATCTTGTAATTCGGCTCCTCTTATATTTGTATCTATAGTCATTGGAAAATCAATGCTTAGATATTCATCTATAATTTTTTGTGGTGTTCCTTTTTTAAAAACTATAAGTGCGTTTTGATCTTTTTTACCAGAAATAATATCGTCAAAAAGTTTATTAGGTTTTTTTAATTTGATAGTAGCTGCATCATCAAATTCGTCTATAGGTAGTTTTTGATTTAAGATGTTTTCTTTTGCTGCTGCTGTTGATATGTCCAGCCTTGACTTTTCAAAGCCTTTATCAATAGCTTTCGCCTCTGTTCTCTTGTCGAGTTCTTTGGCAGAGCTATAAGATCCACCTTCTTTGAGTTTTGTAAGTCCTTCTTCTGTGTCAATGCTTTTAAACTCCTTTAAGTCAAATATTCCTAATTGTTTTCCACCCTTGGCAATATAGAGGGCATCATCTAAATTGTCAATTCTTACAGAGGCATCTAAATAATATTTGCCTTTTTCTAGCCATCCTCCAGCATAAACCTCAGCATATTTGCCATCTAGTGTTTGTTCTAAAGCCTCTACATTATCTAGTAGTTTATCAATATCTTGATCATTAAATGTTTTAGCATCAAATACTATCTCTGTTTTTTTAGTAGGAGCTACCATAAAGCCATCACTATAACCTAAATCTTGTGGAGTTTTACCACCTATAGTAACAGAAAATCCAGTTGGATTATTTTTAACAATATTAAATAAACTTGTTGCTGTTTCAGCTTTAGTAGCTGTACCACTTATTGTTTTAGTATTTATTTCATCTAAAGTTTTTTTATCAATTTTATTAAAGGTACCTTTTTTCATTTTCTTAACTCCAGAGAAAAACTTAGTTAATAGTGGCCCAATGGCCTCACCCAATGGTCCTAATACTATATCACCTTGTATTGCTTTCCATTTCTCTGCAAGAACCTCATCAGCTGTTACACCATCAGTTACATCCTCTGGTGTTCTTAAATATTCAAAATATCTTTGTGCCATTGTTTCTGCATCTTTAGTTTCTATGTCAAAAGTTTCTGCAAGAAAACTTACAAAGTTTGCATCACCAGCTACTTGAGCTGTACCTACTGTTGCTGCCTCTGCTGCTAAAGCTCTTTGTATAATACTCATCACACCTTTACCTTTAAGAAGAGTATTAAATAATTTATAGTATCCAACACCTGGAACCAAAAACTGAGCAAGTCCTTCTGTTAATGCACCTGGTAAAGTTTCTGTATCACCTATCTTGTCATAAACATTTCTTTTATAAAACTCTCCAATATCTTTAACTATACCATCTCCCTCTGGATCTAGTTTTTTCAAAGCCTCTGGACCAAGTATAAATTTTTCAGCTCCAGCTGCAATCAATGTAGTAATACCTTCAGTTAGTTTTACACCACCTCTAACTGCACCTTTACCCATATCTTTTAATACTGGTTGTACCTCTGTTTCAAAAGTACCTCCAGGTTTAATTACATCATAAGCCTTTTCAAATATTGTTTTTTCTGCTGGTTCATAACCATTAACATTGAGTATGTAATCTCTATCATCTGATTTGTATTTGTAATAGTTTTCGTATGCTTTATCTATACTGCTCATTGTTGGTCCTCTATAAGTAAAGTTTGATATGCAAGTAATTTAGACCTTAGTATATCAATATTATCATTTGTTATACTTAATGGTCTTGTAACAGTTTTATCAAAGAAAGAACCTTCAACATCAATCTTTCTTTCTCCACCTTCTGGTATTAACTTAATACTATCTAATACAGAAATTATTGTTGATACACCTTCTACTGTTGTAAAAAGATTATCAAATTCAGATTTTGTTTTTGCCTCAGTCAAACCTACTTTTTTTGCATAAACAAACATAGCATTACTATTCATAGTAAACTGACCATACTTAGTTGTTTTTATTTCAGTTCTTGTTTTTAATATTTTAGCTTTTGCATCTTGCATAGCTGTTGTTGTACCAACAATTTCTTTTGCTTTTGTTATAAGTTCATTCGCAGTTACATCTGGAGTATTTAAAAAGTATTCATATAGTTCTATAGATTTTGCTCTGTATCTATCAAAGGCTAAAGTTTTCTCTTCACTATCTCCTATTGTAATTCTTGTATCTTCATAACCAATAGCTTTTTTAAGATATGCGTCTGCTTGTTTAAATGTAGATGTAAGTCTTTTATCTTTTGCTAATTTAAAATCAGATCTTTGTTTTGCTGTAATATCTCTTGCTGCATAAGCCTTATCAATATCTTCATTAGTTATAGTTCCCATTATTAGCATCTCTTCTAATTTATCAAACACTAATGGATCTGTAAAAGCTCCTCCTTCTTCTTTTGTTTCAAAATCTTTTAGGATTGCAAGATACGCATCACCAGCACCAGGTATATCTTTCATATCATTTATAGCCTCTACAGCTTTCTCATAATCATTTTCTTTAATAGCCTCATGAAATTTGATGTTTGTATTTTTAATTAAATTAGATTGATCAATAGCTAAAGCCTCATCTTTATCTTTTTTCTTATTAGCTACTCCATCTTTCCATTCTTCTACCTTATCAAGATAAGCATCTTTTTCTTTATTATCTAAACTTTTGTAAATCTCTTGCATGTTTACATTACCACCAAAGTTACCACTTTCTGCCTCTTCATACATATTGTTTGCTTGTTTTACACTCTCTTGTACATCTGGTGTGATATAGTAACCATCAAGGTACATTTGTTTTTGTTTGACTATCTCTGCATCCCAATTAGCACTCCAGCCATCAATGTCTTTATATCCTTTGACAAGTAACTCTAATTTAATTCTATTTTTTTCTTTTGCTAAATGTTCATCAACAGATTGTTTTACTACTACTCCATCTACATCATCATAAGTTTCAAAGAAGGCACCATTAGCTTGTATAATTTTACCTACTTCATTTATTGTTGTACCAGCATAATCTTTTACTGTTGCATCTTTAATATCCTTAGCAAGTTTTATTTTTTTATCATAGTAACCATTTAAGGATGTATGAGCCATTGTAGCTAACTTAGCTTTGACAGTTACAGCTCCCTCTCCATCTATTTCTAAAAATGATTTAGTATATCCATCTACAATTTGATTTAATTGTATTTCAAATTCCTCAACACCCATATCCATATTGTTTGCATTTAATTCTAACTCAGATATTTTTTTAGATGCAGCCATAGCTACATCAGTTGCTAAAAAGTTTATTTGTGCATTTCTTAATGTAGCATCAAATACATTTGTACCTTTAGGTAATAGCTTAGTTCTTTCTGTTGGTGATGCATTTTCATATTGACTAAATGATACTGGATTAGCTGCTGCATACTCGTAAGCCTTTATCTTACTTTCCTCTTCTACTTTACCTACAGAAAACTTTAAAACATTATTTATTCTATCTGCAAGGTTTCCTTGAAAAGCAGCCTGGACCTTAAACTGATCTCCACCTACATTTGATATAGGATAATATTTTACATTGTTACCTTCAAATATAATTCTTTTTTTTGCCATTAAAAAGATCCCTCAGTTGATGTTATATCTGTTGTTGATGTAGTTGTAGTCTTTGTAGTTGGTGGTTTAGAAAATCCTCCAGCTGATCCTATAGTTCCTATATCAGTACCAAGTCCAAAGATTGCACCTAGGATCCCAGCTTGTTTAGCAAACTTACCAGCATTTTTAAGATTAGTGTATTCAATGATACCCAGGTTTTGCATGAGCTCTTGATTAATTTGTGCAACATTAAAATCTTCTACACCAGATGATAATGATAATGTTGTTGCTAGTAGAGCAGAACCTTCATTCGTAAGCATACCACCACTTGCTGCTTTAGCTATAATAGTTGAAATTGCTGCATTTGTTTCTTTAAGAACTTTAACACCATCCTCTTTAGCCTCAATTTCTTTTTGTTTGTATTGTAGTTTAGCAATATCAGCTTGACTATCATAGTAAGCCTTTTGAGCCATACCAGATTGATATGTTGCGTATGCTTTTCCTACTGATGCTGCTACAGCTACTATGGTCCAAACACTCATTATTGTCCTACACTCACTTTATATTCTACTCCCAATAATGTAAAAAATAATGGAGCAGACTGGGAGAATGTCATCTGTCCATCTCTATCATATCCAAGCATTGGTTTCTTTCTTTTCTTACCAGTAAAAAAATCACCAGCTACAAATAATAAATCATTACCATTTAATGTAAGATTTTGCGAGAGATATAAATTAGCAGTTGCCTCTACTATTCTTTTCTTTTGGGCCACTATATTACCACTAGATAGTTTGAGCTCTACTGGTAGTGTTTTGATAGTAGGTGTATAATTTAATCCTATCTCTACATAAGTTGTAGGTACTGCATCTAATGTTATCTGACCAGAGCTTACAGTTTTATCAAGTTGCATTTGATCATCTGCAATAACCTTTACTGTTTTACCTTCAAGATGTGATAACCCAGTTACAGTTGTTGTAGATGGTTTACTACCACCACTATATAATTTTGCACTATCAGTTGTATTGTCATCATTAAAACACTCCACATAATATTTATCAGCACTACTAATAGTTCTTTTTACTGTAAAATATATTTGGTCCACATCTACTCCTACATTTACAAACTCACCATCTGTTGTACTTAGACTAGGAGCTATAACATTCTGTCCTCTAAGTATTGAGTATGTAGCCAGGGATCCATCTGTTTCATTCACTATAAGTAATAGATCCCCATCAGTAGTTGATGTTGCTTTTCGGAGGGCCATATCTGATGGGGATTTTAGCAAGTGAGATGATAACAAAGAAATATTGTTTGATATGTAAGATAATTCTACATCACTAAATAAAAACTCTCTCAAAGATTTACCAGCTCTTTGTATAAATAATGTACCACTCTCAGCTCCTACTGGTTTGATACCTTCTTTAGATCCTCTTCTTGTTGCACCATTAACTACAACATTAGTAGGAGTAATAGGATCAAGTGTTGATTGTGGTAAAAAGAACTCACCACCTTTTGTAAAGATCTGTAGATCTCTACCAGAGAACATACCAGTTATTGCATTGGTACTATCTGTAGATATTGTTAGTTCAATACTATCATCATCTAAAGCCTCACCAGGATTGAAATCAAAGAACCTAGCTACTCTTGATGCAAAAATTGTATTAGGTCTTGATTTAACACCACCAAAGTAGAGCCTACCTTCATGGAATGTACAAGTCCTTGGAAAACCTTTTGATGTAGAAAAGCTATCCTCATAACCAGTATCTAAAAAAGTTCCTCCAGATGCAATAGCTGATGTATTAAAGAATGGTATTTCTACTACTGCCTCTACAGATGTACCAGAAACAAATCTTGTAATTCTTGCTCTACCCATACCATCATTAGCCTCTACAAATTGATTGACATGACTTGATGTAAAAACAGATCCACCAGCAGTTATTGTAATATTTCCATCTACAGCTGATGGTGTAATAGTTTGATTGATAGTAGTTTCAGCTGGAGTAAAATTAAACTTAGGTATAAATTCAAATGATATATCTGATATTGTCCATGTTGAATGAGAACCACCTCTTACTATTTTTTTAGGAGCCATATCTTCCTGGACTACAATCAATGTATCTGCTGATTGTGTATGGTCCATAGTTGCAAGAACTGTAGATCCTATAGTTGTTGTTAGATAATCATTACCACTTGAGTTTATATTTGTTACTAATTCTTTATTTTTAAAAATGTACATTCTATTATGTACAAACAAAAGCATATAACTTTGTGTAGTTGAAAATTCAAAAGGTATAAGTTTCATTCCATTTTGTGGATTGGCAGCACTTGGTACCTCAAATATAAATTGTAATCCTGGCCTTCTTTCTATTCCACCTTGAGGCTGTATTAAAACATTACGAGCTTGATCTAATGCGTTGTAGTATTGATTGATGTCTATACGAGATTTTAATAATGGATCTACCTCACCAGTAGTAAAGTTTGTTTGTATAGTTACTGCTCTGCTCATCTAACATCTGTCAATGGGAAATCTACTATTGCATAATTTGGTTTACCTCTACCATCTATATTACATGCCTGGCGAAAATACCCACCCCTTCCATTTTCAGTTAATGAACCCAAAGCTACACCTCTCCAGTATTCTGCCTTTGTTATTTGATCTGTTACTGGTTCAGCTAAATGCCAGGCTAACATGTAAACTAAAAGCTGTACAAAATAATTAGGCATCAAGCCTTCGGATACAACACTTGATATATAATCAATGTAGATCTTCTCTTCGTTAGTAGCTATTGCTGGTCCAGAACTTGTATAAACTAATTCATAGTTTTGGATTGGCAATACTCTTGTTGAGCTTGAGTTATAAACTTGTAGTGCTGTACCACTTACAGCAGTTGAGGGTAAAGGGTATAAATAAGTCCATTCATTTACTGGTGTTGCTGTTGATCTTGCTAGTTGTTCTTTTACAAGAGCAAAGGACCAGGGATATAATGATAAAGTTTTTCCTTTGATTGTTTCATAAATACTATCAGCTACTCTTGCAGCATCATTAGTTGTATCAGAAAATGACGAAATTGTGTCTGAGCCTAACAACACCAATGCCTGGTTTACAATAGTTACTTTTGTATCTCCACTTGCCATAGTATTCCTTTAATAAATGAAGAGGCCCATCAAGGGCCTCCCCATGTTTAGTTGATTAGTCGCTATCAGTAGCAGATATAGCTGTACCATCACCAATATCAACAACACCACTTGCGTTGCTGACTACTGGGTGTAACGAGTAAGTTCTCGTACCACCAGTTGATGCGTGGACATAAATTATATCTCCAACTTTTAACAGATCAGATACATCATTGAAGTATCCCTCTGCATCAATAGCTGTTTTAGCATCAGTTGATGTGTAGCTCCACATTTGAGGAGCATTACCAGCTTTTGCTTGACCACCAATAGGTTGTAGTCCTGTTTTATCAAACGCCATAATTATTCTCCTTCTTATTAGCTTTCATCAGTTGTTATTTTTACGATACCATCTGGATCAATAGCAACAGCACCAGCTGAGAACATTGAGTTCACCAAGAATGATGTTTTCTCTGGAACATAGTTGATCTCAGTTTTTTGTGCCATATTAACTGCCATACCTACAGCAGATCTATGGAACGCAAAACAAGTTCTGTCGTTAGTTGCCAATGGTAATCCACCTTCATCTCTATCACCTAGAACATAAA